CGGTTGGGCGCGGTACAATCCCAACGAACTTGAAGTAGCCGTCGTCAACGAGCTAGAAGTCAAGCGTAAGTACACACGTAGGGCTGTGGCCGAAGGAGTTTGACATGGCAGTTTACACGGCGGGCGACCAGATAACGCGGGCACTTCGTCTGCTCGGCGTGTTGGCCGAAGGTGAGACTTCGTCGGCGTCTGTCATGCAAGACAGCCTGATGGCGCTAAACCAAATGCTGGACTCGTGGAACACGGAACGGCTGGCTGTCTTTTGCACTCAGGATCAAGTCTTTACTTGGCCTGCTGGTGAGTACATCCGCACGCTTGGCCCAACCGGTAACTTTATCGGCCTGCGCCCCGTGCTATTGGACGAGGCCACGTACTTCCGTGACCCCGGCACCAACGTGTCGTTTGGGATCAAGTTCATCAACCAGCAGCAGTACACCGGCATTGCGGTCAAGACCGTAACGTCTACGTACCCGCAGGTCTGCTTTGTGAACATGGGGTTCCCTGACATTACAATGTCAATCTACCCGCGCCCCACGCGGGACTTGGAATGGCACTTTATCTCTGTGCAAGAGCTGTCCAACCCAGCAACGCTGTCAACGGATCTGTTCTTTCCGCCAGGGTATCTGCGGGCGTTCACGTACAACTTGGCGATGGAGATCGCGCCTGAGTTTGGCGTTGAGCCTAGCCCGCAAGTGCAGCGTATTGCCATGACATCTAAGCGCAACCTCAAGCGCATCAACAACCCTGATGATGTGATGTCAATGCCTTACGCGATTGTGGCGACTCGACAGCGTTTTAACATTTACGCGGGAAATTACTAACATGACTACCATTGCTATCACGGCGCTGCCGGTTGCTACCGCCGCTGCTACGACCGACGTTTTGCCGATTGTCCAATCGGGCACAACCAAACAACTGACCAATGCGCTGTTGTTTACCAGTCCAACGCTGGTTACGCCTGCGCTGGGGACGCCTACAAGCGGGAATTTGGTTAATTGCACTGGCACAGCGGCTGGGGTAACAGCGGGGAATGTCACCACAAACGCCAATCTTACCGGCGCTGTGACTTCGGTGGGCAATGCTACGTCATTGGGGTCTTTTACTTCTGCTCAACTGCTGGCAGCACTGACCAATGAAACTGGTACAGGGTTTGCGGTATTTGCCACTTCGCCAACGCTTACTACCCCTACGCTTACTACCCCAACGTTGGTCACGCCGGTTCTTGGCGCTGCTACGGGCACTAGCCTTTCACTAACCGGTTTTAGTGCTGTCGGCGCCGCCGCTCCAACGATTGCAAGCGCGGCGACCATCGCGCCGATTACGCCAATTGTGTTTATTTCGGGAACGGCGGCAGTTGTCACCATCACGGCAGCAGCGCCAATTTCTACCGGCGGCGGCACGATCACGTTGATCCCAACCGGCGCGTTTACTTGGACAGCCGCAGGCAACATCGCTGTGCTTGGCACTGCCGTTGTGAGCCGTGCGCTCACGATGACCTACGATGTAACGACCACCAAATGGTATCCAAGCTACGTCTGACATGAAAACACCGATTCTTGGGTCAGCCTATGTTGCCCGCAGCATCAACGCTGCGGATGCACGCATGGTCAATTTGTTCCCAGAAATTGTGCCAGAGGCGGGCAAAGAACCCGGATTTCTAAACAGAGCGCCTGGGCTAGAGTTTCTACAGACAGTCGGCACCGGCCCCATTCGGGCGCTATGGGCGCATCAGACCAACGGCAGCGATTTCTACGTTGTCTCGGGCTCAGAAGTCTATAAACTGACCGGCCTTACCGCCGCGCCTCAGTTGCTTGGCACTGTGTCTGGCACGGGGCCAGTGTCCATCGCAGACAACGGTACGCAACTATTTTTTGCGTGCAACCCTGACGGCTACATCTACAACGAAGTTACCAACGTATTTGCTCAGATCATTGACCCCGATTTTGCCGGTGCGGTGACGGTGGCGTATCTTGACGGGTACTTCGTGTTCAACCAGCCCAACAGCCAATTTATTTGGGTGTCTCAGTTGCTGGACGGTTCTTCTGTTGACCCGCTTGACTTTGCGTCTGCTGAAGGATCTCCAGACGGTGTGGTCGGCATCATCGCTGACCACCGTGAGCTATGGGTGTTTGGCACGGATTCGGTTGAAGTCTGGTACGACTCCGGCGCGGCTGACTTCCCGCTACAGCGCATCCAAGGCGCGTTCAATGAGATCGGGTGCGTCTCGGCGTACTCTATCGCCAAGTTGGACAACGGCCTGTTCTGGCTAGGCACCGACGCCCGGGGGCAAGGCATCGTCTACCGCGCCAATGGTTACACCGGGGTGCGCGTATCCACGCACGCCGTTGAGTACGCCATCGCCCAATACGGGAACATCTCTGACGCCATTAGTTACACCTATCAGCAAGAAGGCCACGCCTTCTATGTGCTGACCTTTCCTAGCGCCAACGCCACTTGGGTCTATGACGTATCCACCCAGGCATGGCACGAGCGGGCGGGGTTTGAAGACGGCGAGTTCATGCGCCATCGCAGCAACTGCCAGTGCAATTTTGCTGGCACTATAGTGGTTGGCGATTTTGAAAACGGCAACATCTATTCGCTTAATCTGGACACCTACGCAGACAACGGCGGGATTCAGAAATGGCTACGGACATGGCGGGCGCTTCCTACGGGCCAAAACAACCTTAAGCGCACGGCGCAGCACAGTTTGCAGTTGGACTGCGAGTCCGGCGTCGGGTTGACGCTCTATCCTGCGTACGCGGGCGGAGAAAATATCGACACTGAGGCGGGGCTTGATCTTGTTGCCGAATACAACCAAGTGTATTTGGCTACCCAATCAGGCGACATTTTGACAACTGAAGCCAACAGCGGTTTTCAGCCTTTGGTGCAATACGATTTGCCAGACGTTGACATTACCGGCTACGAGTTAGTCACCACGGCCTACCCTGCTGCCCCTGGCTATAACCCAGAAGCCATGTTGCGCTGGTCAGACGACGGCGGCCACACTTGGTCTAACGAGCACTGGTCTTCGATGGGCAGGATCGGCGTGTACGGGCACAGAGTGTTCTGGCGCAGGCTGGGCATGACGCTCAAGCTGCGTGACCGCGTGTACGAAGTGTCTGGCACCGATCCTGTCAAGATCGCCATCATGGGCGCTGAACTGCAAATAAGCGGCACCAATGCCTAATTACTCTACGCAGATCACCCCGCCGCGTGTGCCGCTTACGGATGAGCGCACGGGCGCGGTGTCTCGTGAGTGGTACCGCTGGTTCTACAACCTCTACACAGTAACAGGCGGTGGGCTTGGCATCACGCCGGTCATCAACGGCGGCACCGGCCTAGCCACCATCCCCACCAACGGCCAACTGCTGATCGGCAACGGCACGGGTTATACGCTCAACACGCTGGGCGCTGGGCAAAACATCCTAGTGACCAACGGCGCAGGGACAATTTTTGTCTCCTTGACGGGTCAAGTTCCTGTCGTCAACGGCGGCACGGGGGCTAGCACTCCAGCCGGTGCGCGGGCCAACCTGTCGGCAGCGGTGCTGGGCGCAAACGACGACATCACCAGTATGTCGGCCCTGACGGGCGGCATCTCCACGCCGACTTTCATCCAGATGAACACAACGCCTGTAACGGTGTCGGGCATAGGGAAAATAAACTGGAACGCTACTGACCAAACGCTTGACATTGGCATGGAGTATGGTGTAGTCCAACAAGTTGGACTAGAAACCTACGCTCGCGTAGCCAACTTTACCGGCGTCACCATCCCCAACGGCACCGTGGTGGGCTTTACGGGGGCCGTACCAGACAGCGCACTGTCAGTAGCTCCTTACTTAGCCAACGGCGCAACCAACACGTTGTATGTCGTCGGTGTGATGACGCATGACTTGCCCGACACTGGGCAAAAAGGCTATTGCACCGTTTGGGGGTTTGTGCGTGATGTTGACACCAGTGCTTTCACGCTGGGCGACATTCTTTACGCCAGCCCTACCGTAACGGGCGGGCTGACAAACGTCAAGCCGACAGCACCAGATAACGTGGTGCCTATCGCCGCCGTGCTGCAAGTTGGCGCAACTGATGGCGTCATCTTCGTGCGGCCCACGATTGAGCAACAGATTTATTACGGCGAGTTCACCAAGACCAACAGCCAATCTCCCGCTGTTGCGAACACGGCCTACGAGCTGCTGTTTACAAATACAGAGATCGCCAACGGCGTCAGCATCGGTGGCACCACCTCACAGATCATCGTTGCCCAGGCTGGGTTGTACAACATCGCCGCCTCGGTGCAGATCACATCTACCAACGCAGCGCAGAAATCCGTTTGGGTCTGGTTGCGGCTGAACGGAACCACGAATTTTCCCAATTCCGCTAGAATTGCATCAATTACGCTGAACAACGGCTATCTGGTAGTGTCTCTCAACGAGGTTGCGTCCCTGGATGCCGGGGACTTCATCGAGGTCATGTACGCCGCCGACAGCACAAACGTCAGCATTGCCACGGTCGCGGCAACGGCGTTTGCGCCGGCAGCGCCAGCGGTGATTTTGGCGGTTACGCAGACGGAACAATAATGGAACGTCTTTGCTGCACTGGTTGGTCAGGTGCTAAACTTGCACCCATCAACTTCTGACCGTGAGCTAAATGAAAATATCCGTTGAAAAACTGACGCCAGAGTTGTTCGCTGAAATGCTCCCCCTTGGGCAAGAGTCTTGGGATGAGTGCAGCGAGATCAAGAAAGACACCTGCTCGTTTCATGGTGAGCGGGGATTTAAGATTGAGCCAAATGAAGCTCAGTACCTGCAATTTGCGGAAAATGATGCGCTGCTAGCGTTTGTTTTGCGTGATGACGAAAATGTGCTTCAAGGGTATTCTTTGGCAGTTTTCTATCAAAGCCTGCATCACGCTCCTGTGAGCTGTGCAAGTGTAGACACCTTCTATTTGCGCCCTGCTGTGCGCGGCGCAATACGCAATTTTATAGCGGCGATGGAAGAACAATTTGAGGCGCGGGGGGTTGTGGTGGTTGGATGGCCTGTATCCCCTAGCGGTGGGTTGTTTGGCATACTTAAAACGCTTGGGTATGCGCCCGATGACGTAATTATGGAGAAACGCATATGTGCATTATAGCCGGCGCCGTTGGCGCAGCAGCAGTAGGTGGTGTTATTGCTGGTGAAGCCTCAAAGAAAGCGGCTAAAACGCAAGCAAAAGCGGCGGATCGAGCCGCACAACTGCAACAAGATCAATTTGAGCGTCAAATTGAACTGCAAAAACCTTTTCGGGAGGCCGGTGAACGGGCGTTGCCCAAACTTGAGGCTGCGTCCGAGTACACGCCGTTTGGTCAAGCGCAGTTTCAATCTGACCCAGGCTATGCGTTCCGGCTGGCTGAAGGAGAGAAGGCGCTAAACCGTCAGGCTGCGGCGCGTGGCGGCCTGATCTCCGGCGGGGCGCTCAGGGCAGCAACTCGATACGGGCAAGAAATGGGCTCGCAAGAGTACACCAATGCGTTTAATCGTTACCAGACTGAGCGGCAAGCTCGGTTGAACCCTTTGCAGTCTTTGACGGGCATGGGGCAAACCTCCGTTAATCAGTTGGGCCAAGCAGGTCAACAGTATGCAACCGGCGCAGGCGAGGCGCTGACCAGCGGCGCTGCGGCGCGGGCGTCAGGCTACGTGGGGGCCGCGAACGCGATGACGGGCGCATTGGGCACTGGGCTTAACTTCTACCAGAACCAACAATACTTGAACAAATTGCAGCCACAAAACGTTCCGTCAACCGGTGGCGGCGGTTATAGCGATTACGCGCCTACTGGCGGGTATGGCAACTACGCGCCCGCCGATTACGGATTCTCAAACGTGCAACTGGGCCGATAACATGGCAATCAACCCCAACATCTCGCTGGCCGTTAGAGGCGTTGAACTGCAAGACCCGTTGGCGCAGTACAGCAAGTTTGCAGCCATCCAAGGTGCGCAGCAGCAGAACCAGCTGGCGCAGATGCAGATGCAAGAGTACGAACGCACTCGGGCTGAAGAGGAAGGTCTGCGTAACTATCTTTCTAGCGCAAATTTGACTGATCCTGCTGCTCGGCAAGGATTGATGAAATATGGCAAAACTGGTTTTGCGTATGGTGCGGCGTTGAGCGCACAAGACAAAGCGGCGCTTGAGCAGGAAGAAACACGCGGCAAAATTGCAAAAGCTAAAACAGAAACAGAAGCATCAACTTTTGATTTGCAAAACAAAAAACTAAATTTTGTTTTGCAAAGCGTTGGAAATTCCAGCACCCCGCAAGATGCTATTTCATACATTAACAAAGGCGTAAAAGAAGGTTACATATCAATGGCGCAAGGCACGGCTGAAATTCAGCAATTGCAAAATATGCAGCCTGCGGAATTTGCCCAATACAAAGTAGGTCATTTGGTTCGAACGCTTGGTGCATTGGATCAATTAAATCAGTCTAAACAAACGACCAAAGACACCGACTTTGGTAGTTTTATTCAACGTCAAACTTACGATGCGCAAGGTCGGCCAATTGGCGCACCTGAGCGGTTGCCCAAGACGCCAAGTTTTAGTGATGTGACGGCGCAAGGAAACTTGTCGTTGGCTCAACAGAAGTTTGCTTTTGAACAAGCCAACCCTGGCATCACAGTTCAGCAAACGGAAGATGGCACGCTGGTTGGCGTGAATAACCGCACCGGAGTAGCTATGCCCATCACGCTGGGTGGTGCTGCTCCTATGGCTCCGGCGGCGGCTCCAGTGTCCAATCAATTTAGCCCGCGGGTTGCACCATCAGCAGCACCTGCGGTTACGCAAGCCATTCCCGGTATGCGTAGCGTGCTAGATCAAACTGCACCAGTAGCGCCTATGGCAACTGGAGTGCCCGCGGCACCAATGGCTGGGACGCCGTTGCGTGGTAAGGGCACGGCTATGACGCAAGAGCAACAAAAATCTGCCATGTTTGGCGCGTCAATGTTGCAAGCACAAAATGTTATTCAAGACGTAGCAAGCCGAGGCACCTACAAGGCCGCTGTTGTCCCCGGCGTATTGGAGGGTTTGGTTAGATTGGCACCATTGGGTATCGGTGATGCTGCTGCCAATGCCGTTGAGTCTGCATTTCGATCAGATCCAACAGGTTTGGTGGGGCCAAATGTGGATCAACAAAAGTTGGCTCAGGCTCAAGTTGCTTTTGCTACTTCTTATTTGCGCAGCACTTCTGGTGCTGCGTTTGGGCCATCTGAAGTGGCAAACACCATTAAAGAATTTTTCCCATTGCGCGGTGAAGGCGATGCCGTCATTAAACAAAAAGAAGCGGCAAGAAATCGCGCTGTAGAAGGCATGGCAATGGGAGCAAACACAGCAGGCCGCGCTTACATGGATAAATATAGAACACCCAGCGCGACTGATGTAATTACCAATCCGCAATTCCCCGGCTTTAGCATCAAGAAGAGGGGTTAATATGCCCCGCTTTAATGTCAATGCGCCGGATGGGTCGATCATTCCTGTAGATGCGCCGGAAGGCGCTACTGAACAGGATGCGATTGCGTTTGCTGCGTCTACGTACAAACCTGCTGAGTCACTTGCCTCTCGTGTTTCCCGCATCCCCGGTGCGGTTACAACTGCGCCTGCTGCTCAATCAGAACGTCCATTGCAAGACATTGCAGGCGGCATTATTGAAACGCCAATGGCATTGGCAAGCGGGTTGGTTGGTGGTGTGGTGCGGCCAATCGCTGGCATGGTGGGGGAGTTGTCTAGCCCAGCTAGGCAAGGCTCACCAGAAGCTACTGCTGCCGGTGAGCGGGCCATGCAGCAAGTGTCGCGTGGCTTGTTCACGCCGCGTACTCAAACCGGCCAGGACATCATGGGCGGCATTGGATCCGCCATGCAATACGTTGCTGGCGGTTTGCCAATGCAACCAATTGGCACGTTGACCGCTACGGCCAATGCGTTGGCCGCTCCTGCCATGCGGCAGGCTGGCGCTGCCGCGGCTCCAATGGTCAGGCAAGCCACCGCTCCCATAGTCAATGCCTTGACTCGCCAAGGCCCGCAGATGCCCGGCATGGGTGCTGCTAACACCGCAGAAGACTTGATGCGGGCTGAACGCCTGCAACGGTTGAACATCCCCGCCACGTTAGGTGAACGCACCAAGAACCTGCCTCAACAACAGTTTGAGTCGCGGGCGCAACTCGGGTCAATCCCCGGTCTGGGTGATGAGGCAAAAACAGTAGTACAAGAGCAGATGGCTGCGTTTCGCACCAATCAAAAGCAGTCCATCATCAACAACTTTGAGCGCATGACCGACGAAACCGGCGCACAAGTGGTGGAGCCTCGGCAGGTTGGTAGAATTGTTGATAAAGCACTCAACGATCAGTACACCAAAAAGTATGAGGCTTACAAAGCCTTGTACACACAAGCAGACAATGCTGGCGAGACGTTGCAATCTGTGCCTTATCAGTCGTTGCTTGACTACATCAACACCAAAACTCCAACAGCCCGTAAAACTCTTGACCCCATCTTAGATTCTGTCGCTGAATCGTTGGCAATGAATGACCCGGGTAAGACGGGTCAGATTACCGTGCGGGCGTTGGAAGACATCTACCAGCAAATTGGCAAGGTAAAAAACTCAGCCAGTGCAGGAGAACTCAAGTCCATTATTACTGACATGGGGGAAGGCGCTGGTGGCGAGTTGTATCAAGCGGCGCGTCAAGCTCGCAAACAATTGGCCCGTGAATTTGAAGATGTGTCGCGTGTTGATAAGTTGCTTGGCACCAAGGCTGGTTACGCTGACAGGCGTGTTGCGCTTGATGATGTCTTCAAGCACGTGGTCTTGGACGGGTCTTTGGAGGAAATGCGTACCGTAACCACCTTGTTAAAAAAAGGTGGCCCAGCCGGTCGGCAGGCATATGCAGAACTTCAAGGCCAAACCATTCAGCAGATGAAAGACTTGCTCACCAAGGGTGATGCTATGTCTTTTAAAAGTTTGAATACTTTAATCAATCAGTTGGATTCAGAAGATAAATTGTCTTATATGTTTGGCAAAGCTGGCCGAGATCAAATCTTGGACTTGCGCGATGCCATCAAGGATGTCGTGGTCAAGCAACCCGGTGCTGTAAACTACAGCGGATCGGGTGGTGTTGTCACGCAAGGATTGGACAGTTTGGCAAAAATACGGTTTCCGTTTGCCAAAACTGCTGCAGAAATTGCACGCACCCGCGAAGTTAAAGGCAAGGTCACAAAAGCCTTGCAGCAACCAACCAATCAGTTGGCTCCTGTCGTACCGCCAGTCAACAACCTTGCCCCATGAACCAACAAGACCTTATCAACATCATCTTTGGTGCGTCGGCGGGGGTTCTGGGCTGGTTCGCCAGAGAACTCTGGGCGGCGGTCAAGGAACTGAAATCGGATCTCGCCAAGCTGCGCGAGGAGCTACCAAAGGTCTACGTCACGCGGGACGACTTCAAGTCTGATGTCCGCGAGATCAAAGAGATGCTGACCCGCCTATTTGACCGACTTGACAACAAGGCCGACAAAACATGAACATCGTAGACCAACTCCGACGTGATGAGGGCGAGTCGCCCACCTGCTACCAGGATCACTTCGGATATTGGACTATCGGTGTAGGGCGGTTGATCGACGCCAAGAAGGGCGGCGGGTTGCGCCCCGATGAAGTTGCCTACCTGCTGAACAACGACATCATCAGCCGCCGTGAGGCGCTGAAGGCGGCGCTGCCGTTCTTTGCCGAGTTGTCGTCGGCTCGCCAAGGCGTGCTGATTAACATGGCCTTTAACATGGGCGTGGCCAATCTGCTCAAATTTAAGCAGATGCTGGCAGCAGTCGAGGCCAAGCATTGGGGTATCGCCGCCAAAGAGATGCTGGACTCGAACTGGGCGCGTCAGGTGCCTAAGCGGGCGGTGCGTCTGGCGTCACAGATGGAGACAAACCTGTGGCAGTAGACGCGGTGGCCTCGCTGGTCGAAACTGTCGTTGGCCGAATCTGGCCCGACAAGACTGAGCAGGAACGCGCTCAGATAGCAGCGGCACTGGCGTTGGTGCAAGGTCAGATAGACATCAACAAGGCTGAAGCCGCCAGCCCTAATGCGTTCACCTCGTCCTGGCGACCTGCTATCGGATGGGTCTGCGCTGCGGCGCTGGCCATGCAGTACATCGTTCGACCGCTGGTAGCGTGGGTAGGGATCGTCACAAACAATCCACTGCCCACGCTCCCCGGCATCGACGAGCATCTTTGGGAACTGCTCACGGCGCTGCTGGGGCTTTCGGGGCTACGGACTTTCGAGAAGGTGAAGTCGGTTGCCTGACGACTTCCTCGGTGTAAAACCGGTGCCCGTTGGCGCACTCCCGACGCCTGCGAATACCCCGTGTGTCTAGCACTATAGACCACGCCTTACATTCTGGACACAACATCGCGGTACGCCTGTAGCGCGGTTTTCAAATCGGCTTTCAGTTGCTCGACCAACTCGCGCAGGCGCTGGTTTTCAAGTTCTAGTTCAGTCATTTCTCAAGACGGCATTGCGCCGTACCCATTCGGTTAGTTCTCTGGCCGTCATATCTTCGTCCCGCGCCTCTGCGCGTTCGTGTATCCCGTACCCCATTGCTGACAGCAACTCCTCTACCGGCTTGCGGTAGATCATCGAGTCCTTGGCTACCTTCGCGGCGCACCGCCAGATCATCATTTGCTCACCCTCACCAAAGCATCTGGTTGCTCTACATCTTCATCCATGCTCATCCCCAATCAGAACCGCATACAGAAGAAACAAAATCCATAGAACTACGAAAATAGCCACGCAAAACTCCCGCGCAAACAGTTTTCTGATATTCATGCCTCACCCCCAATACCATGCGCCTTCTCGATGGCACGGACAACATCACCAAACACTACGTTAGGGTCAAAATAAAAGGTCTTCAGCACTTTCCGCATCTCCTCATCCGTCAGCGGCTTGCGCTGGGGTGGGGCTGTGTAGTCATACATCCCCGCCACAGGCTCTGCTTTATTTCCTTTTATCTCTGGCGGAATAATCGGCTGCGCGAGGGCAGCGCGGAGTTTTTCAAAGCGATGTGCTGATGGGTGAAAGTTAAAAGGCATATCCCAAGAATCCAACAGTTCTTGCGCTGCTTGTTTCAAATCACTCATAAAAAATACCCCACGCAAAGAATCAAAATCAACAGCGCTCCCAACACCCGTGAAAACCGGCCTGACCGGTCGCACACGCATAGCTTGCGCCCTTGGTCACACGCCCCGCTACAGCCCTTCAATTAACTTCTCCAAGTAGTGCTGGGCCTTGCGAAGATCCTCAACGCCGCCCTTTTCTTTCCAACGGCTGACGTACTTGATGACGCAGGCTTCAAGGTACGGGATCTCGTTCTGCACGATGTAGTCCCACGTCTGGATCTTCTTGTCTCGGTAGTGGTCACCGCCCACTTGGGTGTCGTTGGCGCTCATATAACGATCACCAGCATAGCCAGCATTGCGGCGAAAGACACTACCACCCATACCCAATCACTTTCTTCTTCGTAAATTTCATCTGATGTATACGGGCCAAAAGCCTCTTGCATCGTCCTCGGGTATCGCTCGTTTATCATGGTGTCCCCCAAATAATTTCGTAGTTGTAGGATTTCACTTCCTTCTTGG